GATCGCAGTCGCGCTTGCCGAGCAGCGTGAGGTCGCTCACGCGCACCTCCAGGCTCGCGCCCTTGCTGCCATCCTTCTTGTCGTACTCGCGCAGACTTGCCTCGCCCGACACGCCGACGAGCTGCCCCTTTGTCAGGAACTCGGAAACCGCCGTTCCTCGGTTCCCGAACATTGAGCAGCGAGCCCAAGTTGTCGTTGCTTTGTCGCCAAATCCGCTCTTAACGGCAACGCTGAATGACACGACAGGCTCGCCGCTCGGGGTGACGCGCTGCTCGGCATCGGCGCCCAGGTTTCCGGTGAAGTTCCAGGTGTTCATGCTGCTTGCTCCAGTTCCGCGGCGCGGTTCGCGCTCGCGATGATGTCGTTCAAGTCTTCGGCCATTGTCTTGTGGCCGCGCTCGCCGGGCTGCAGCGCCTTTTTCACCAGGTGCTGCATGGCGGGATTGGTCACGCGCCAGGCGTGCAGCACGTCGTAGACGTCGATCCACACCCCGGGCTTGATCTCGCGCTGGTACTTGCCGACCTTTTCGGTGCCGTCACCAACATGGCGAGCATGCCGGCGCAGGTGCTCGGCCTCGTTGCGGGCGGACTGGAGCAGGTGCTCGAGCTTCTCGTTCAGCGCGCGCAGGTTGCGCAGCTCGTCGGTCTGCTGGTCCAGCCTCAGCGCCAGATCGGCGACGTGCCAGGCGACCGCCTTGGCGATCTCGATCAGGCTCATGTCGCTGGTGTCGATCACGCCGGGGACGCAGGGCGCCAGGATCTCGGCGGCCTGCACCAGCTCACGCAGGCGCGCATCGGCAAGCGTGCGGATCACATCGACCTCGCCGGTCTTCTTGAACGCCACCGCGTCTGGGTCGTGCTGCGGCGGCGGGATCTGCGGCGTGATCTGCGGCGGGATTTCTGCAGATTGCGCCTTCACGTCCGTCTCGCCGCCCTCGCTGTCGCTGTCGGCCTTCTTCATGTTGCTGCCCTGCTTGCTCGCCGGCCCTTCGGCCAAACGCTTCTTGCCAGCCGCGGTCAGGGTGTAGCCGGGCTGTCCTGTCACGTCGTCCAGGTGCTTGGAGAGCAACCCTTCCTTGGCGCAATCGCGCACCGCCCAGCCGGTCTTTATGCGGTCATGCTTGATGGCGTCGGCAATCTCATCGACGGGCGCGCCGGGGTTCGCGGCGCAGGCCTTCAGGATTTCGTAGCGTAGGTTCATGGTGTTCTCGTGGTTGTTCTTCATGCCGCCGGCTGAAGCTGCGCGCCGAAGCGCTTGTTCAGTTCAGCGGCAAATTCGTCTGCAAGCATCGGTTCTGCACGTGTGCCGCGGCTCATGAACAAGGACTCGCTCGTCCAGCACGGCCAGCCGTTCGCTTCAGATACGCCCGCGGGGTTGCTCCGCAGCCCGTTGGCGAACAGGTCGCCGGCCTCGGTGCTGTAGATCGCCGCATCGCCGTCGTCCGGCACATGCTCGACCTTGGCGAACTGCGCGATGAAAGTCGGCAGGTACTGGTGCGCCTCGCACCCCTGGAGCTGCTGCACCAGGCTGCGGTCGTCGCGGTTCAGATGGCAGTGCCAGCGGGCGGCGGTTTCGCTGCGATCGGTCACGGCCTCGGCAAAGCGGCAGTTGCGGCAGTTCGGGCGCGGCAGGCGGTCTCCCCAGTACACGGCTTGCGCGTCCTCGCTCATGAACTTGGCCTCAAACCACGTGCGGTCGCGCCACGAACTGGCGGGCAACTCGTGCTGCTCGATGACCCGGCGCGCCTTTTCCTGCATCGCCTCCCAGAACATCGGCTCGCGCTTGATGCGCTCGATGTGCAGGGCGGAATCGTCCTTGTTGTACGCAGTGAAAAGCGCGCGCTCCATGCCGGTGGCGCCCATGTAGCACTGCATCTGCGCGTAATACTCGGGCGACCACTTCTGTAAGCCGTCCTTGGCGAGTTGGGCGAAGCGCTTACTGCTCACGCTCTTCGCCTCCCACACGTGCCAGGTCTTGGGCGCCTCGGGAATGCCGACAATGGCGCCGTCCATGCTGCCGGCGAAGTGCCCGCCCAGCAGCTTGAAGCTGAACTGCCCGCCGTCCTCGGTGGTGGTGTGCAGCTCCACGCCGGGGATCAAGCGCAGCAGGCGCGCGAGCTCCATCTCGACGTAATGCCCGAGTTGGAAGATGCGCAGCGTGCGCGGCGCCGGCACGTCCGGCAGGCTCCATCGAAACTTGAGCCACAACGTGCGCTCGTCCGGGTTGCCGATCTGCGACATGCCAAGATGCCCGCGGGGGATTTCTGCCGCGTGCATTGCAGCCAGCGCGTCGTCGATCGCCCGGCCTGTTGCGGGCTCGATCAGGTCTGCGTTCAGATCAAAGGGCATGTTCATGTTCTTCCTCGTGGGCGTATTCGACGTGCACCACGTCCTTCCACCGGCTCGCGGTATCGACGTGGATGCGCGCGACGGGGCGCAAGGCGTAATCGCCCGATTCGATGCTGTGCACGGCCATGTCGGGCGTGTCGGGCGCTTCGCCGCAAGCGGCGATCCGCTCCCATTCGCGCGCCGCCTTCTGGCCGGCATAGCCGGGGTAACCCAGCATCACGTTCTTGTAGAAGCACTCGAACAGGCTGACCTGGTAGGCCACGCGCAGGTAGCGCTTGCCCTCGCGCGAGGTGGCCGCACGCACGCTGACTTCTTCCACGTCGAAGACCTCGATTACGCGCTCGGTGCTGATGATTCCGCCGGCGGCTGATCTCGTGTCGTGGCTGATGAACGGCTGTCCGCACGCCTCGCACTGCTTCGCGCCGGTGGCGTTGTGGTGGCCGCAGCCGCCGATCCATGCGCCTTTGCCGTCGTCGGCAATCCCCCAATCGCCGCAGGTCTTGCACAGATCGCGGGTGCACACGTCGCACGGCCCGCTCTTTTTGTTCTTGCGATCGCCGCCCTTGGGTTCGGCCACGTCCGCCTGATCCACCGGCCCGAGGCGCTTGATGTTGCCGCCGTAGTCGAGCACCAGGCAGTCGGCCTTGTTCTCTGACAGGCGCAGCCCACGACCTACCATCTGGACGTAGAGCGCGGCCGACTGCGTGGGGCGCAGCAGCGCGATGCAGTCGCAGCGCGGGCAGTCCCAGCCTTCGGTCAAGATTCCAACGTTTGCGATGGCCGGAAAGTCGCCGCGGGCGAACCCGGCGAGCAGTGCCGTGCGCTCTGCATCGGGCGTCTCGCCAGTGACGAACGGGCAGTCGATGTCCATGCGTGCGAGTTTTTCCGACACGATCTGCGCGTGCAGGCGCGACACGCAGAAGAACACGGTGGCCTCGCGCCCTGTGTCAAACGCCTTGGCTTTCCAGTCGGCGAGCGCTGCATCGACCAGTGCGTCGGCGGTGGCGATCTCGGCAAGCTCGCGCTCGTCAAAGTCGCCACCCACGGTGCGCACCCCGGTGGTGTCGATCTCGCCAGCGCCAACGGCCTGGCTCGTGAGCGGCGCAAGAAAGCCCTGCGAGATCAGATCCTGCATGCCGATCTTGAAGCACACGTCGGCGAATAGCTTGCCCTTGCCGTAGATTCGCCCCTGGCCGAGCCTGAATGGCGTGGCAGTGAAGCCGATCACGACCAGGTGCGGGTAACGCTCCTTGAGGTCGGCCAGGATCTTGCGATACCTGCCCTCCTCTTTCTGGTTGATGTTGTGCGCTTCGTCGATGATGACGAAGGTGCGCTGCCCGATGTGGTCGAGCTTGTTTGCAACCGTGTCGCGCGCTGCAACCAGGATGCGGGCGCTTGCTTCGCGTCGGCCCAGAGAAGCCGCATAGACGCCCACCGGCGCGCCGGGCCACACGCTCTTCAGCTTGGCCTCGGCCTGCTCGATCAGCTCCTTGCGGTGCGCGAGGATGAGCGCGGTAACGTTCGGGAACTGCTCGAACAGACGCTTGAGCAGCATCGAGAAGATCACGGTCTTTCCGGCGGCGGTTGGCAGGACGACGCAGGGCCACTCACCCTGGCGCCCCGCCGCCCACCAGCCGAACACGGCGTCGATGCACGCCGACTGATAGGGGCGGGGTTGCATGGATCAGCGCTCCCAGGGCTGGCGCGCAGGCTGCGCAGCAGTGCGAGCGGCAGGC